AGACATTTAAAAAATATAATACAGATAATTCAGTCGGTGCTGTTAGAAAATCTGTCGGTGAAGCTTATTTTAAATGGAGAGTTCCACAGATTGATAGTGAAGTAAAAAAATTAAAATTAAAAAAGGTTGATACCAAAAGACACGCTAAAGCTGAGTTAATGGCAGTTGGGATAATAGGTGAAGCTGGAAATTGGAATACATGGTACATTGAGGGTGTGAAAGTATTAAATAAAGGTAAAGTATTAAAGTGGTTTTCTAAATATGTAAAATCACTTGCTACAAAAGAACTACAAGATGAAGCAAAAAATATCGTTACAACTGCTATTGACCATAAAGCTATACAGGTAGATTTTGATAAGGCCTTCCAAGACAAGAAGTTTAAAAAATGGGCAGTATACGAGGCTGGTACTGGTAATTTTAAATTTTCAGGAGATAGTAATCTAAATTCTGATTCAAAGGGAATAGCTAACGAGATGTTAATTTTTAATTTAAAGGGTATGGGTAAGATAATTTCTATTGATGAGTCTTGGGCTTCTAAATATGCTAGTAAAGTTTCAACTAAAGTGGGATATAAATCATCAGCAAGAAGTAAATTTACAGCATTTAGATTATTAAGTGAAACAAATGAATATGGTGAAAAATTACATTTAAAAGAAGATTTGACACCAATAGAATTATATTTTAATGATATAATAGAAGAAGAATTAGAAACATTTAACGATTCTCTTGATTCTGAACTTAGTATTATCACAGAATCGCTAGATGAGGGTATGTTAGGAGATACATTTAAAAAATTGAAGAATATTGGCAAAACCGTTTTAAAGAAGATTATGGATTTTATTAAGAAGTTTTTTAGTAATATTTTTACTAAAATAATTGCAAAATTAAAAGAATACGGAAAAAAGGGTATAACATCTCTTTCTGAAGTGTTGGGAATTACTATTGACGGTTCTGCTGATTTAGTAATTAATTTTTAATATGAAAACTCAACTACTCTGTACATTTACAACTCAACATAATCTTGAACAGACTATTCGAGATATTACTAAGAATTTTAAAATTGTTTTTGAGAAGATTTATGTATTACAGAATGAAGATAAACCAAAAGAATTAATCTGTACTTATAATGTTGACCAAAATGATGATATTGATTTCAATTTAGTAAAAAATACAATTTCATTACATAGAAAAAAAATAACTAATACATTATATACAATTAATGCTCTTAATGAATTGATTAAGACTATTAACAATGGGGTATTGGATACCACTTATCAGATACCTTGGGATGTTTATAAAAACATGATATTGATTTCAAATAAAGATGGATTGTCAAGGATACCTACAAGGATATTAAAAATTATAGATTTATAAATGGTTTCACCTATTTACTTTTTTACAAGGAGTGGTTGCAATTGGTGTAAAAAGATGCAACCTTCAATCGAACAAATTAATGATACTTTGTCTAATGAACAAAAAATACAGATTCATAATATAGATGAAGAAAAATCTAAGTCTGTTTATCATTCGATAATTACTCGATATAAATTAAAGCGACTTGTTCCTATGTTGTATAATTCAAATATTGGAACTTATCTTTTAGGTTATCAAGATAAGGCAAACATTAAACAATTTTTAAAAGCGAATCCCCTGAGAGAACAAAAACCACTATTGCCAATTCCAAAGTTTGATATCCATCATTCAGATAAAAAAGACTTTGATAATTGGAAAAAAAGTGTTATATTATGGTATGAAGAAAACAAAAATGATTTGCCAACAAATGTCATACCTAAAGAGAGGATGATTGATATGGTGTATCAGCAATTTATGTCATATCGAACAAAGCCGAAAACCATTGAAGATAGGTTAACTGCTTTAGAAGAAAAAGTTGAAAAATTATTAAAAAAATAACTTGGATTTTAATTAAAAAATTCGTATATTATACGAATATGTTATACTTAAATATTTTTGATTAAATATTTATAGAAAACAATAACACATAAACATAACTATGGAGAATAAAAATGGATATTGATGCTATAAAAAGCCGTCTTAATCAGTTACAAAACACAACCACAAACGCGTTTTGGAAACCACAACCAGGAAAATCACAAATCAGAATTGTTCCTTATAAACATGACAAAAACAATCCCTTTAGCGAATTGTTTTTTCATTATAGTTTAGTTCCTAACAAAACTGTTCTTTCACCATTATCATTTGGTCGACCAGATCCAGTTCAGCAATTTGCTGACAAACTGAAGTCAAGTGGTAATAAAGATGAATGGATTCAAGGGAAAAGGATTGAACCTAAAATGAGAACATTTGTACCTGTAATTGTTCGTGGTGAAGAATCCGAAGGTGTAAAGTTTTGGGGATTTGGAAAAACTGTATATCAAGAACTTCTTGGTATA